CTCTTCACCATCCTTAAATATTCGTTTCGCAATCTCAGCGGACGACGGGTTTCCCGTCGAATGCAGTGATTTTGATTCAGATATTTTAATGGAGAAGTGATCGAGAAATTTCCGATACTCCTTGGCTACTTTCGAATTGAAGATGGTAACATCATCACCGATAAGGCAGTAGTCCTTGAAGTTGGATAAACCAACTCTAAGAGCACATACCTCTACGGTAATGTGATGTGTTAAAGCTGCAGCGGCCCATGAGCTTAGTAAACCCATAGGCTGTCCGCAACCATAACGCACATGTTTTCCATCACAATAAAAGTCTCTATCTATCATCAGCATACGCCAATACTTGGCAATAACTGGTGTATACATCCTCCCTAGAACATACTCTTGAATATAAGAGGGATACCGGTCAGTAAAAGCAGTAAGGTCGTAAGACCAAACTTCTCTACCTTCCGATGTCTTCTCTCGTACCAATTGTGATATTCTATTATGGGACGATGTACCATCAGTGTCAAGTTTTGACAGAAGATCATATAATGATTTATGAAGAGGCTTTAAACAGTCTTGGGTAAAGTAGTCACCACATGCAAAGACGCGTGTCTTACATCCTCCTTCGGGTACAAACCCGATCTTGGAAGTATGAACATCGTCATATGCATCTGGTTCTATATCTAACCTCCACCGTATAAAGTTCTCCATAGATTCATAAAGATCTTCTTTGCGCTCAAACCGAGAACGGTTCTCTAATAAATGGTCGGGGTTAACGAAATTATCGTATTCAGGAGAAAATTCTTCTGCTACTTTAATTTCGCGACCTCTTCCAGGAATTAGGATCTGTTCTTGGGCTGCGTTCAAGTATCTGATGGTATCTAACACTCCACTTACCTTAATTGCGTAGTAGTCTTTATCCAGATCTAACATACCATGTCCGTTAGGACCTGATTTGCTAGTACTGTATAAACCTACATCTCGTAATTTTGGTTTGAGAAATGTTTTATACTTTTCACAAATCTTACTGAAGTCTGCTATGTATTTACCGAAGAGTTGTTCAGGAGGACCTTGATCGACTATCGTACTAATGTCTTTATCCGCTTTACTGTGGATAAACCTAAACGATGATAAAACCGTTAAGGCTGCTCGTCTGTCATTACTGACATTCGAACGAAGATATGGAACGAAGTCGATAAGATCAACTGGAATTCCCTTATGGTTCCTACAAAATGGGACCACTGGGATGTCAATACCTAATGAGATATGGACACCTATTTGATAGTAGTCCTTAAGTCTCTGACAGGTCCATCGTGGCCCGTTAGTACTTGAGTACTTACGAACAAGTTTGTTCCATGTCGAAACTAGTTTATCGACATTGCTGTCGAGGATATGGTTAATCAAAGCATTGTGCTTTGGACCTATCCGAACCCCGGAGCTTTTGCTCTGGCGTTTTGATTGCATGTTCCTCTCCTTTATAGCTCTCCCATAATTACATGGTGCCTGTATGAGTTTGAGGTTAAGTGGACAACAGCAAGTCCACACTGACCGCGTTAC